AATTCATCAACAGGGAGGAAAAGGACACGACTGAAGAGTTGAACACAGGCTTCAACGGCGTTTGAAACCGTTAGCCACGGCGGCACTTATGAGGCCTTTCTTCACATTCCATTTCGGGAACAGAGTACCCGGATTTGGAGGTGATTTATAGCCTTCAATGGGCGGAATACCTGAACGCAAATACAGCGTCCCGATAATCTTTCCACTCTGGGAAGAAGTCGGCAGACTATTCGTCCATCGAACTTGTTTCGGGTCGGGAAAATAAATCTCGTACTCGATCTTCCAAGTGTATGTGCCTTCGACTTTGACATCTATCTGTGTCCATGACTTGCGGTCAGCTGCTAGGGCGTCACCAATCGGGAACACCCAGTCTACTGCCCACGAGAACGGAACCACATTCCAAAGCGTTGCTAAATCAAAGTAGAACCCACTACGATCAAGGACCGAAGTAATGAAACCCAACGTATTGAACTCTGGGGCGTCATAAGAGGCGCGTCCAGTAGCAGTAAGTTGGCATTTCTTGAATACTAGTTTAGCGGTAGCCTGATCGTCAGGGGATGTTATTCCCACTGATTGGTTAGACGACCAAGGACACGGGATTGAAATGGGGTTTAGGTTGACTGCAGCCTTACGCCGAAAGAAGCGAGGTTTTAACTTCTTCTTCAAATCTGCGTAAGAATTCTCAAGATTCGATAAACGACTTGTTATTTCAAAGCCGTCCGATATCGTGGGAACGTAGCCAAAGTTCGCGTTGACGTAAGTGCTCGAGATGTCATTAATGGCATCCTTTGCAAACTTACGGTGATTGCGACCTAACCTTTTTCCACCAGCCCTACTAGGACTAACTCTCTTAGCGACCATCTTGAAGGGATCCAATAAACTTGGAACTTCTCGAAGTTCGTAGAGGAAGTTAAGAATAGAGAAACTGGTGTCAATCGGATCCACTTGTCTAGCTACAGTATTCAACATCGCGTATTCTACGGGGTCAAGAACATGACTAATCATGTCATATAGACCTGATCCGTAGTTACTAGCGTCCACATTAATCGTTGTACGATTGCCGTTTGGCAGTTCCCACCGGACGAATCCGGGGGAAGCGACGATGGTTTTGTAGTGGTAACAAGCGTTCTGCTTTTTTCTGCCGTAGTCCCCTTCCAAAGATTCGACGTAGGCTTTATATTGCCATCCAGGCCCTGTAAAAGGAGCCGTGGAATAAGGTCGATCTTCGGTAACGGAACGAGAAGCAGATTTCACCATTTTAATCTAGCTCGAAGGAGCCATTCGTAATGGATGGGAAAA